GCCTGAGCCTGTTTGTATTAAGCGCAATACGCGTAAATATTACAAGGCATTCCTAGGGGCGGTTGTTTTAAAGATTGTGGAAGGGCCTGAAGAAGGCGGATTTACCTATAAAGTTATGACGGGCAAGCGCGACCGCAATAAGGGCTATTGGTTTGGTTTGGTACGTCAGATTATTGATCCTCAGCGTTGGTCTAACCGTTGGTTATCGCAGATCCTGCATATTCTAAATACCAATGCTAAGGGTGGATTATTGGCTGAAGCAGACGCCTTTGATGATCCGTCTGAGGCAGCAGATTCATGGGCAGCATCTGATAGTATTACCCTCACCACGCCTGGCGCTATCGCAGGCGGTAAAATCAAAGATAAGCCTATTACCCCGATGCCGCAGGGTTTCAGCGACATGATGCAGTTTGCTATTACAAGTGTGCGTGATTGCTCTGGTCTGAATATGGAAATATTGGGACAGGCAGACCGCGATCAGCCCGGCATTCTTGAGCATCAGCGTAAACAAGCTGCCATGACTATTCTGGCTGAGATATTCGACAGCAAGCGCCGTTACTGCAAAGATCAGGGACGGTTGATGTTATATTATATTGAAAATTTCATTTCAGATGGTCGTTTGATTAGGATTAATGGGCAGGAACAAGCAAAATATGTTAAATTGATCCATCAACCAGGCGTCAACCAATACGATGTCATTGTTGATGATGCACCTGATACTGTGAACATCAAGGAACGTGCTTGGGCTGCGATTACGCAGATGATGCCAGTTCTGCGCGGTATGCCTATTCCGCCTGATATGTGGATTGAAATCCTCAAGGCTAGTCCAATGCCGACAACATTTGTCCAGTCTATCCAGCAGATTATGGAAAAGCAGAAACAAGAGCCGCCACAGCCTAATCCTGTGATGATGAAGGCACAGGCGGATAATACTCGTGCCCAAGCTGATATGATCGAAGCACAGGCTAAGGCGCAGCAATTGCAGGCTTCGGCGCAATCAGAGGGTGCAAGGGCGTCTTGGCACTTACAGCAAGCGCAGAATAGCCGTGAAGATCAGTTACTACAGAACAAACAAACGGAAATGCAGTCTGATAAAATCAGCAGCGATATCTATTTGAACTATCTTAAAGGTCAGCAAATTCAGCACGATTCAACTATGAATCAGATCAGCACAACAGTTGATGCAGTGCATAGATTGACGGATGCACTAATGCCCGAGCAGGCAACGAATCAAGTTGCTGCTGTATAATTTAATTCCTTTTAACAAACCTTAGGGAAATCATGACAAGCAATAGATTTGGTGAGACATTATCTGCAGAAGAGCAGGCATATTTTGATAAACGCGGCGATGTTCCAGAGCCACAAGATGATGAAGGAAATGAAGAATTACCCCAATCTGATTCTGAGCATCAGAATGAGCCAGAAGCCGAACAAAAGTCGGAGCCCGTTCAACAGGAACAATCTGCACAGCCCAAAGAAGGCAAGAAGAACGTCAAAGTACCCATTGCCCGCCTTGATGAAGAGGTGGAAAAACGCCGTAATGTTGAGCGCCAATTAGAGGATGAGCGTAAGAGCCGGGAAGAAGCACAGCGTAATTTAGATGCACTAAGGATTGCTTATCAAAACCCACAACAGCAGCAAGTTTATCAGAGCCAGCCAGTTAAACAGCAAGTAGCTTCACCTGAACAAGATCCGATTGAGAACCTTAAGCATCTTAATGAAGAGTTGGCGCAAATGCGGACCTGGCAAGTCCAGGAGTTGCAACGTCAGCAGCAGATGAATGCACTTGGAAATCTTCACCGGGCAACACAGGCCAAAGAAGATGATTTCAAACGCGAAAATCCTGATTATGACGAGGCTGCAAACTTCCTGCGTAATTCGATTACTGAGGAGCTAAGAATTTTAGGCCATAATGAAACTGAGATTAACCAGCGCATTGCCTCTGATATCATCCGCATCTCGGCAGATTCATTCCAATCTAATCAAAATCCAGCAGAAAAGTTTTATAAGCTTGCCAAATCAAGAGGATATCAGGCAAAATCAGAACACCAGTCAGTCAATGGCATTTCAGATAGCGAAAAACTATCCAGGATTGCTCAAGGCCAGCGGGCAAATGTTTCTTTAAGTCAGGCAGGGGGTGCATCACCTAGGGGTGATCTTACCTATGAAGCTTTGGCTAAAATGTCTGAGACAGAGTTCTCACGCGCATTAAAGGAGCAGCCTGTTAAGGTCAAAGAATTGATGGGCGGGTAACTCGTCGTTCAGTCACGATAGCACTGAAGCCAATTTCGCTCACTACCCCGCGATAGAGGGTTGTTCCGCAGTCCAAGGCGACACTTGGGAAACGAACAACATCTAACAACGGAGTACAGCGATGGCCGCAACAAGCTACGGCACCAATGACCCATTAACCGTAAAGTTATGGTCTAAAAAATTAGCGGTGGAAGTCCTAAAACAAACTTGGGCAAGCCGCTTCATGGGGATGGAATCCTCGAATATCATTCAGGTTAAGGATGAATTATCCAAATCCGCAGGTGACAAGATCACTTATGGATTGCGTATGCAGTTATCTGGTCAAGGCGTTATCGGTGATGGCGCATTGGTGGGTAACGAAGAGGCGCTGACGACCTATTCCGATAGCATCGTCATCAACCAATTGCGTAACGCAGTTCGTTCTGCTGGTCGTATGTCACAACAGCGTATCCCATTCAGCATCCGCCAAGAATCATTGGATGGATTGCGTGACTGGTGGACGGATCGTTTGGATTATTCCTTCATGAACCAAATCTGCGGTAACGTGGCTCAAACCAACCTGCAATACACAGGTTTGCAAGCTCCAATTGCACCAGATGCGAACCACTACATGACGGTTTCAAGTGCGATTACAACCGATGAAGGTTTGGGAAGCACGAATATCTTCTCCAACATTCAAGTGATCGACCGTGCCGTTGAGCGTGCAAAAACTCTAACCCCAGCTATCCGTCCTGTACGTGTTGATGGCAAAGAGTTCTACGTTGCATTCTTGCACCCTTACCAAGTAACCGACCTGCGCCAAAACTCGGCAACAGGCCAGTTCCTTGATCTGAATAAGGCGATTGCAACAGGCGGCGTGACCAATGACAACCCAATCTTTGACGGTTCATTGGGTGTGTATAACGGTGTCATCTTCCACGAAGATTACCGAGTATCCACAGGATGCAACTCAACAACGAGCGCAGCAATCTCAACGGTTCGCCGAGCAGTTATGTGCGGTGGTCAAGCATCAATGCTGGCGTTCGGTCGTGATAATTCGGCTGAGAAGTTTACCTGGGTGGAAGAACTCTTTGATTACGAAAACGAACTTGGCGTGTCTGCTGGTTTGATCTTCGGTTTGAAAAAGACTGTTTTCAACTCGCAAGACTTCGCAACCATCGTCATGTCATCTTACGCGGTCAGCCACTAAGGAGGAATGAACTATGGCAACAACATATGATCTATCAACTACTGCGCCTCAGAAATTTCTTCCGTTCGGAGATTTTTCTATCTGGTGCCAGATCCCATTCACTACTGCAGTGATAAATGATGTTTACATTTTGCCGATTACAGTTCCGGCGGGTGCCTATGTCATGGGTGCAACACTGGATTGTGATGACATTGATAGCAACGGATCACCAGCCGTCGTTCTGGCGGTCGGTGATGCAACTACGGCGGACCGTTTTATTACGGGCGCTACGGTTGGTCAGGCAGGCGGTGTCCAAGGAATGAATAAAGTTGGTTCCTTGGGTTATCAGTACACAACGGCAACCAAAATTCAGTTGAAAGTCACGACGGCAGCGGCAACCTTCCAGGCTGGCAATGCTCGTGTTCGCATTCATCTGAATAACGATGTCAAACAAGGTGGAGGCTAATATGGGAAGTTCTAAAAGCTTTAACTTCGGCGGTGTTCGCAAGGGCAACGAAGGATCGGCGGAAAGCAATTACGGCAGCTCTCCAGATGATAACCGTCTAGGCGGTCGTCGTCCAAACAGTGCTGGTGAATTGCAATACGGCCAGGGCCCAGGGAAATTTGCCCTGAGTGTTGATGCTGACAACAATGGTTACGGCGTGACTAAAACACACGGCGGCAAGAAAAAGTAATGAAATAGGGTGAGGGCAGAAATGTTCCTCACCCATTTTTTGTGGAGTAATCATGTCTATTTCAGGCACATATGGTGGCATACAGAGCCAGATTGCCGATGAAATTGGGGAGCGCACTGATCTGACATCCCAGATCCAGAATGCAATACAGTCTGCTATTTCTAAGTATGAAAGGCAGAAGTTTTATTTCAATCAGTATTATTCCAATGCAGCCTTTAACACAGTATTAGGCAAAGAATTTTATACGTCTACGGATTGGGTCTATATGGCCAATCTCGTTAATATTCAAAAGATATGGGTGACAGTTAGTTCGAACAGATACACCTTAGAGCCTCGGACATGGCAATATATTGCTGATACTTCGGTTAATCCACAGGTTACAGGATGGCCGATTGATTATGCATATGCCAATGAGCAGATGCGTTTCTATATGATCCCGAATGGTGCTT